AATGTTCCTAATGATTCTTTGTTAGGTTTAGAGGCAAAATTTATAGTAGGCGAAAATTGGAAAACTATTTTAAATGAATCCTAAATATCCATTATACATACCATCTAAAGGCAGATACGAAATAAGATTAACAAGTAATTACCTTACATATATGAAGGTAAGTCATTATATTGTTATAGAAGAACAGGAATATGATTTGTATTTAGACAAAACAAAAGACAATAATTTCGTTACTCTTTTAGTGCTTGATAAAAAATATCAACAAGAATATAAAACTCTTGATGATCTAGGGGACGCAAAAAGTAAAGGACCGGGCGCAGCAAGAAACTTTGCTTGGCAACATTCAATAGATAATGGTTTTGATTATCATTGGGTAATGGATGATAACATTAGGACATTTTTAAGAACAAATAAAAACAGACAAATAAAAGTAAGTGATGGAGCAATATTTTCTGCTATGGAGGATTTTTGTACAAGATACAAGAATGTATATATGGCAGGACCAAATTATTTTATGTTTGTTCCAAGAAAATCAAAAATACCACCCTTTGTATGTAACACTAGAATTTATTCCTGTAACTTTATAAAAAATGATATACCTTTTAGGTGGCGAGGTAGGTATAATGAAGATACAATTTTAAGTTTAGACATTTTAGAAGCAGGAGCTTGTACTGTACAATTTAATGCTTTTCTACAGGAAAAGACAACAACACAAGTAATTGGAGGTGGAAATACAGAAGAGTTTTATGCAAAAGAGGGAACATATCCAAAGTCAAAGATGCTTGTAGATGTATATCCACAGTATGCTAAAATAAAACACAGGTTTGGAAGAATACATCATTATGTAGATTACACACCTTTTAAAAAAAACAAGTTAATCAGAAAGCCTGAAATTAATTTTGACGATTTACCAAAGATTAATAATTATGGAATGAAAATAAAAAAGATAAAATGACAGTATTAAAATTATTATTGGGATTTGTTCTTTGGATCTTTGTTGCTAAAATATTTATGTGCATAGGAAAAAGACTTTGGGATAATAGCAGAGGTTTAGATTAAAGATATGAGATTTGAAACAAGTAAAGATATAGACAGAGAGAATGAAGCGATTAAAAAATACATAAACAACAACAGTATATATAATTTCACTTATAAAAAGTTAGGAGAGAATGATATTGATTTTGTTCTATTAAAAGACAATAAAGAAGTAGCCTTTGTTGAGGTTAAGGGCAGGAACAGAAATATTAATGATGCTTTTCCGTTACCTATAGCATTACGCAAAGTATCTAAGATGCAAGATAAAACACGTAACGCAATAATTATATGGGATTGTTTAGACGGAATAATATATGCATTAACAAGAGATCTAGTAGGACAAGTAAAGTACGGAGGCAGAAAACCAAGAGAAGGTAGCGCAAATGATCAAGAAATTATGATTTACTATGATAAACAAGATAAATTTACTATTTTAAAAAATGAACAAAACCGAACACAGTAAGAGGGCAATAATAGATGCTCTTGAAAAAAGTCTTGGAGTTGTAACTACAGCTTGTAAGACTGCAGGAATAGGCAGAACACAGTTTTATGAATGGATGAAAGATCCTGTTTTTGCAGAAGAAGTAAATTCAATACAAGATATTGCTTTAGATTTTGCAGAAAGTCAGCTACACAAACAAATACAAAGTGGAAACACACAAGCAACTATATTTCTATTAAAAACAAAAGGTAAAAGACGAGGCTTTGTAGAAAGACAGGAAATTACAGGAGCAGAAGGTTTGCCTAATGATATAACAATACAAATTATAAAGGGTGACCAAGAGCCAACTGATTAAAACAAATATAGTGTGTCAGCACCTTCTTGAATCAAATGCTAAAATAGTTGTTGAGCAAGGTGGAACAAGATCGGGAAAGACATACAATATTTTAATGTGGTTAATTTTTCATTATTGCCCTAATAACAAAGGCAAAACAATTACTATATGTAGAAAGACATTCCCATCTCTAAGAGCCTCTGTAATGAGAGATTTTATGGAGATACTAAGAACATACGGAATGTATTCAGAAGTCTCACACAATAAGTCATCTAGTGAATACAGGTTATACGGAAACTTAATAGAATTTATTTCATTAGATCAACCACAAAAAGTAAGGGGAAGAAAAAGAGATCTGTTATTTATAAACGAAGCTAACGAACTATTTTGGGAAGATTGGCAACAATTAATATTTAGAACACAAGAAAGAATAATTATTGACTATAATCCATCAGACGAATATCATTGGATATATGACAAAGTAATACCGAGAGATGACTGTGATTTTTTTAAAACAACATACTTAGATAATCCTTTTTTAGAAAAGACGATAAGACAGGAGATCGAAAGACTAAAAGAAACAGACGAACAGTATTGGCAAATATATGGATTAGGAATAAAGGGTGTTACAAAAGCAACTATATTTAGATATACAGAAGTGCAGAATGTACCTGCTAACGCAAAATTTCTTTCTTATGGTATGGATTTTGGATATACGAATGATCCTACAACTCTAGTAGGTGTTTGGACAGACGGAATTAATCTATATGCAAAAGAGTTTTTATATAGAACAATGATGACAACTACAGATATACATAACTTTCTAATTAAACTAAATATACAAAGAGATATGATATATGCAGATTCAGCAGAAGTAAGACTTATTGACGAACTTAAAAGAATGGGTTGGAATATAAGAAAAAGTATTAAGGGCAGGGATTCAGTCAATGCAGGAATAGATCTACTAAAGAGATACAGAATACATTTAACAGAAGAGAGCAGTAATGCTGTACAAGAGTTTAGAAACTATAAATGGCAAGAAGATCGTAATGGTAAAATGCTTAATACTCCTGTAGATGCTCACAATCATATTATCGATGCAATGAGATACGCAACATATAGTATCTTATCTAAACCAAACTTCGGTAAATACGCTGTCAGATAAACTACATTCTGATAAAAAGTACTTAACATTTTTTTCATAACTTAATTTTATATATATTTAACCATAATTAAAAATATAAACTATATGAAAAGCTACAAAGACAGAAGTACCTCAACAAGATTAATGACAAACCCCGAAGGGACATCTTACAAATTAATTATAAAGTTTGGAGATAATATCACAGAAAAGATATTCGAAGGGACAGACGCTTATAAAAGAGCAAAATTATTTCAAGTTAATGTTCAAGAAATGATGACATTAGTTAAGTAAAAACACAGGGGGGCAACTCCCCTTTTATTAACCAATAATTATATTATGAAAGAAGATTTAAAAATTTTAAAAGAAGTATTTACTTGGAAACATATAGCCTATGGAATACTATTTAATGTATTAGCTTTTACATTTATGTATGCTACATTAGATTTATTTTTATATATGAGATATGATCTAGGATGGATTTAAAACAAGATAAAATTATGACAAACAAAGGACACAACGGATGGACAAACTACGCAACTTGGCGAGTTAATTTAGAGCAAATAGATGATATTGATACAGACTATTGGACAGACTTCATAGAAGATAATAGAGCCTCAGATACGCAAGAGTATGATCTAGGTATGCAGATCAAAGATAAAGTAGAAGAAATGATCAGTATGCAGGTTACACCACTACGCAACAATATTGCAGAAAGCTACGCACTTGCATTTATTAATAATGTTAATTGGAGAGAGATTGCATCACACGTATTAGATACATACAAAGAAAACTATTGGTGTGATAACTGTAACGAAAGGTTAGACGAAAGATATATGTCAAGATACTGCTCAAGTGAATGTCAAAAAGAAGATGAGTTGTTAGCCACTCACGAAAAAGGCTAATTTTCATTTTGTAGTTTTTTTAGTTAATTTTAGGGCAGTCTTAATGACTGCTCTTTTTTTTATAAACTCTTTTAACAAATACGTTATATAAATATGAAATTAAAATTACAAATACCTGATTCTTTAAATGATATTACTTTAAGTGATTTTCAGAAATTTAATAAGGTAAATACAGAAGAGAATTTTAATTCTGTTTTTTTAATGCAGAAGAAAATAGAAATATTTTGTAAAGTCGATTTAAACCTAACATTAAATATAAAGTACAAAGATCTATTAGAGATCAGTAGTCATATAGATGATGTGTTAAATACAGACATAGATCTAATTCCTGTGATTAAGCTAGATGATATTGAGTACGGATTTATTCCGAAATTAGATGACATAAGTTTAGGAGAGTATATTGACCTTGACAACTATTTAGGTAATTGGGATGATATGCACAAGGCTCTAGCAGTACTTTACAGACCTGTTGTATACAAGAAAGGGGAAAGATACCTAATAGAAGATTATGATGGCACAAAGTACTCTGAAATAATGCAGAACAGTCCATTAAGTTTATCTATTGGTGCTATGGTTTTTTTTTGGAATTTAAACTCCGAGTTGTTGAATCATACCCTGAGTTATTTGAAGAGTCAACTAAAGACGGAACTGAATCCGATGGAATTACAGGCTTTGGAGCAAAATGGGGTTGGTATCAATCAATCTTTGCACTCGCTGCAGGAAATATTGAGAGATTTGAACATATCACCAAGTTAAAAGCATTAGAATGTTTTACTATGTTAGCTTTTATGAAAGAAAAAAATGAACTAGAATCGAATCAGATTAAAAATATATATAAATGAAAAAGAAACAAAAAAAAGAAGATAGTATCTTTTGTACAGGAAAGAAGTGTCCTTGTAGTATGAAGAAAACACTTGCAGATATTTTTCCAAATCATTTACCAAATTGCTTAACAGATATTGAGTATGATTCAATACAGAGCAAGATAACATCAGAAGAAGAATTAGGATATATTTACGCAAGAGTGTTTAATACAGATCCTACATATAATGAAAAGAGATACAATCAGTTAAAGAGAATCGCTAAAGAATACAAATGAGCCAACAAGGAACAAGAGCATTTTATCAAATAATAGAAACAATAAAGACACAGTTGTTAGAAGATCCTAATGTTAATACCGTTACTTTCGGTAATATGAGTGATATTGATTTAAGTAAACAAACAATGTTTCCTTTATCTCATATTGTAGTAGAGGGTGCAACCTTTTCAGATAACATAGTTAGTTTTAATGTTACATTATTATCTATGGATATTGTTAATGTAAGTAAAGAAGAAACTGTTGATGTATTTAGAGGGAACAATAATGAACAGGACATACTTAATACACAGCTTGCAGTACAGAATAGATGTGTTTCTGAATTAAAAAGAGGTGATTTATTTACAGACAAGTATCAGCTTACAGGTAGTGTAACTTGTGATCCTTTTACTGACAGATTTGAGCATTTAGTTGCAGGTTGGGCATCTACATTTAGCATAGAAACACCTAATGATATTTCTGTATGCAATTAATAGACGTAAAAAAGACTATAGAAAAGTTTGCTAGCACTGTTATAAAAGAGGCAAAAGAAAACCTAAAGACAAAAAACTCTTCGGGTACTTTAGCAGATTCGTTAAAATACACTTTTACAGAAGATGAAGAAAGGTTTTTAATTACTTTTTGGAGTGAAGAGTATGGAAAATATGTGGATAAAGGTGTAGAAGGTGCGAAAACAATTTATCAAGGAGACGAAGCACCTATAAAACCCTATGACAGAAAAAGACCATACAAGTACACAAATAAAATACCACCTCCAAGTAAATTAGATAAATGGATTGTAAGAAAAGGTTTAGCACCTAGACAGAAAGGAAAGTTTACAGGCAGAAAAATAGATACAGTAGGTTTTGCAAAATCTATACAATTTTTAATTGCAAAAAGTATTTGGAGTAAAGGGATAAAAGCAAGTAAGTATTTTACAACACCTTTAGAAAACGAATACGAAAAGTTAGGTGAAAACATAATAAAACAATTTTCAATATCAATAGATACAATAGGAGATGAGTCAAAAAATTAACGTAAGAAGTACATTTTATTTAAACTTGTCAGCACCAACTGTGCCTTTACAGGAATTTACTTGTTCAACAGCTTTTCCAAGAGGATTAGATAATACAGGATTTGCAATAGATAATCAAGGAATAATAACACCTCCGTTACCAACTTTTGGGATCTTAGATTCGTTTACAAGTACTGATGCAGGTTTTTCTAACGAGAAATATGCTACAGTAACTACAGATACAGTAAGAACAATAACAGCAAGAACAAGAATCCCTGATGGATTTAGTAACACAGATAGTGTTTATAAAGACTGTGTATTAACAGCTACACAGCCCGGTACTACTTCTAGTGTAGTAGAACCTACAGTTTGTACAGGAGGGCCAACTACTACAGGATCAATATCTGCAGAATCTTTAGACACAGGTGGTAGTTCTACAACAATTAATCTCAGTAATTATTTTAATAATGAAACAACTTACGCTGTAAGTAATTCTAAACCTACTTTAGTAACTACAAGTATATCGGGATCAAACTTAATTATTAGTTCAAATACAATCGGAGGATCAGTTACTATTTATGCAATTGGTCGAGATGCAAGTTACCCTACAACCTGTGAAGCAGTACAGTCAATATCTGTTACAGTTAATTTACCTGCAGGAGCACCTAATTACGATTGTAACACTTCTCCATTATCAGGAGGAGCTATAAGCGCAGATGGAACATTAACAAATCCAACTACAACAGGAACAATTACAGGAAGTTCACCTTCTACAACAGCAAATACTACAGGAAGTGCTAGAAATGTTACATTAACATTTAGTATTACAGTACCTGCAGGATATCCTAATGCAGCAGCAACAATTACTTGTGATAAAACATTTTCACAACCTGCACAAAATGTATTAGAAGATTTTAGTTGTACTAAAGCAGGATTAACAGGGCAATCTATAAGTAAGAACGGATCAATAAAAAAAGGTTCAACTGCAGAAGGAACTATTGTTGATTTTTCTCCTATTGGATTTGATCCTGTTGATTCAGATACAACTAGAACAGTAAACTTTACAATACAAATACCAAGCGGATATAATAATGCAGGAAGTAATTTACCTAGTGCTTGTTCAAGAACTATAGTACAACCTGCTAGTGTAGGCGATTGTGGTACGAATGAATTTTATGTTAGCACAGGAAAACAGTCACCCGGAGATTTTTGTGACAATACCTATTCAACATCAGTTTTAACAACCTCAACAGCTACTTCAATTACAGGATTAATGGGAAGTAAGGTTTGTAGAAATGGCACTCCTTATAATGGTCGTGGATTGTATTATGGTGTATTAGCAGGTTATGTAGCTTCTGCTGTTGGTGCAGGAGTAGGTGACTTTTATGTAATACAGATAGATACTACAGGAATAGTTTTATCAGTAGAAATACACACTTGTAGAACAGGTGGTAAAGGAACGGGATCAATAATATTATAAGTTATGGCATTAAAAAGAATAGAATTAGATTTATACATCTACGAAGGGATATTACAAACAAACAAACCTAACACTCCTCAGTATCAGATTAACAAAAGCAGAATAGACACTCATTCTAAAATAACACTAGAAATAGGTGAATTAATTAGAGATTATTTAACTGTTTCTTTTAATGACGATTATAATAGTAACACAAGATGGGTTGAAGCAGATGTTACATATTTTGATACTGCAGATCAGCCTTTTACTTATAGTAATCCTCAAGTATTTTCTTTTATTGCATTAGATGGTTATGGATACTTTGAAGATGAAACGAATCCTGAATTACAAAGACACGCTTTAATAAGTGCAGACAATATATATTTACCTGAATCTACAGCAGGTAAGTTTCCGATTTTTGCAGAAGGTGTAGGTAAGGTTACTATTGATTCAACAGATACAGAAATAACTGACAGCGGTAACACTAACCAAAAAATACAGTATATAGATATACCTGCTAACAGTAGCACTATTAAGGTTTATGATACGGATGACACTACACTATTAAAAACAGTAAAAGTAACTAATGTATGTGAGCCTAAATTTACACCCCTAAAAATTACTTTTGTAAATAAGTATGGAGCATTTCAAGATCTATATATGTTTAAAAGGTCAAATGAAACTTTACAAGTAACTAGCGATCTGTTTAAAAGTAATACAATTGCAAATTCTACAGCAACATACAAAACTTACGAAGGCCAAAGAAATAGGTATAATGTTAATGGCAATACTTCATTAGTTCTTAATACAGGTTTTGTTGTAGAAGATGTAAATAAAACTATTGAGGAGTTGTTTCTAAGCGAAAATGTTTGGATACGATATGAAAACAAAACATTACCTATATTACCACAAACAAAAACATTAGATTTTAAAACAGTTTTAAATGACAAACTAATAAATTATACTGTAAACTTTGATTTTGCATTTGATAAGATAAATAATGTACGCTAATGGTTCAACTCCAACTTTACATAGAGGGGCAAGAAGTAGAAATGTTTAAAGACGAATCTTTTAGTCTGACACAGAATATACAAGACATAAAAGACATATCTAAAATTTTTACAGATTACTCAAGAACATTTAATGTACCTGCTTCTAAGAGTAACAACAAATTGTTTAAACACTTTCATAACTTTAACATACTTGGATTTGATGCTAGAAAAAAGAAAGATGCAACCCTATTAATTAATTACAAGCCTTTTAAAGAAGGTAAAATAAAACTTGAAGGGGTACAGCTAAAAAATAACGAACCGACTTCTTATAGGCTAACATTTTACGGAAATACAGTTAATTTTAAAGATGTTTTAGGAGAAGATATGTTAAGTGGTTTAGTAAACTTATCTTATTTTAATTTCGATTATACTGATGCAAATATAGAGTTGTATTTAACTGATGGTTTAGATAAAGAATTTTTTGGAGATACAATAAATGATGCTTTAATTTTTCCTTTAATTACTACAAATTCTAGGTTAATATACGATTCAAGTGAATCTAATACAGATACAATAAAAAATGCTAATCCTTATGGATCTAGCGTAGACGTAGGAGTGCCTCTTAATGAATTAAAACCTGCTATTAGGCTTTATACTATTATAAAAGCTATAGAAGCACAATACGATGAAATAACATTTAAAAAAGATTTTTTTAGTCAATCCAATTTATCATTTTACGACTTATATCTATGGCTGCATAATAAAGAAGGCAAATTATTTTTAGATCAAAATGCGCAGTATTTAGTATCAGGATTTACTCCAATAGAAGGTGGCTCAAGTGTTATATCAGGCTTTAAAGGTGGTAGTTTTAAAAATGAATTTAATGAAAAGGATTCTACAAGGGAATTAAGGGTATTTGTTAACCCTAATGTTAATGCACCTTATAATTTAGTCATAAAGAAAGATGGTGAACAATTTGAAAAATTTGAAAATCTATCGGGAAGCACGATTAATGGACAGCCAAGCAAAGCAGATAACATTGAAATACCTAATGGGACTTATACATTTTATATTGAAACAGAATCTACAAGCTCTTACTCAGTAGATGTTAGAATTATAAATGACAAGAAAGGTTTATTTGCAGGTAAGGATCAAATTCTTTACAGAGGATCAGCAGCTTTAAGCACAAACAAAGTAGTAAACATCCCTAGCCTTGTACCTAAGATGAAAGTTATTGATTTTTTAACAGGGTTATTTAAAATGTTTAATTTGACTGCTTATGTAAATATAGATAACGAAATAGTTGTTCAGACAT